AAGATATTGTTGGTTGTGAAACAATTGTTAGACATGATGAATCATTACCTGTAATAAAACCATTACTTGACGGATATGGTAAAAAACTTGCACCATTGCAAAAACTAATTAATGGTATATATCCAGAGCATATGGTTTATTTAAAATCTGCTGGTATATGTGGTCAATCTGATTTAGTTGAAGTTGTAAATAATACAGTTCATATAACTGATTATAAAACAAATAAAAAGATTGATAAAGAATCTTTTAAAAACTGGGAAGGTATTTCTAAAAAAATGACTGGTCCAGTTTCTCATATGGATGATTGTAATTTAAACCATTATAATCTACAACTCAGTATTTATATGTATATTATACTGAAACACAATCCTAACTTAAAAGCAGGTAAACTAATAATTCATCATATCACATTTGAAGAAGAAGATAAAAAAGATGAATTTGGTTATCCTATTATTAAAGTGTCTGTTGAGGGAGATCCTATTATACGTGATATTGAAATATTTGAGTTACCATATTTAAAAGTTGAAGTAACAGATATATTACAATGGTATAAAAATAATCCTAGACTAATAAAAAAATAAAAATGATAAGATTATTTGATATACAAAATGGTACAGTTGTACCAACAGAACATTGTTTTGTACTAAGAGATTTAAAAATGATTATGGAATGTTATCCAGATGATTATCAAAATGTCTTTGCATATTTGTTTTATATGACTTGTCCAAATCCAGATTTAAATCCATATTTTGATACATTAGAACATGAAAAAGAAGAACTTATACTTTCGCAGCTTAATGTCAATTTTAGTACTGAAGATGATACTATCTTATTGGCTGTCGCCTTATGTAAAAAACTTTATGAAACTCCTACACTACGTGCGTACATGGGTATTAAAAGCATGGTTGATAGGTTGGGCATGTATATGGAAACTACTCCTATTGAACATGGTAGAGATGGAAATATCAATTCTGTGGTTAATGTGGCGGCAAAGTTTGAACAAATTAGAATGTCGTTTAAAGGTGCGTACAAGGACCTTATGGAAGAACAAAAATCGCAGGTAAGAGGTGGACAACAAGTTGCTTACGATCAAATGTAAATATTATGAAACTAGATAGATTATATAATTGGTTATTTCATTACAACTCTCATACAGAAAAATGGACTGCATTTCATAGAGATGACCATTCTGCATATTGGAATAAAACAGAAAAAACACATCCTACATTTGTTGCTAAAGAATTTAGTGAACTAATTAAAATATTACATACCTCAAATTTATGTATATAAGTGTACCGACTCATGACTGTGAATTAAACACATGGTCAGTAACAGACTTTGAAACAAGAGAATCTTTTGTAGAATTTCTGAGAATTATGTTCAAGGTTCCTGGTACTTATGAATTTGATGAGTGTTCAAATAAATTCAACGAACAAGCACAGTTATTTAATAAAAATAACAAAGTGTATTGCATAGCTCCTATGCGTTCAAAAGATTATATAACATATTGGGATGATCAAAAAGCAAAATGTAGATATGGTGTTATATATAAAAGTCATGGAAAAACTTGGTATTTAACCAGAGAGTATTACATGTGGTTAAATTTTTTACCAATTTATGATAAAGAAGAAGCACGTTTTGGATTTGCAAAAGTTAGAGATGCACAATACCATATGGCATTATATGAAGAACTTGCAAGACACTCGTATAAACATGTAGTCATATTAAAGAAACGTCAGATTGCATCTAGTTATTATCATGGTGCAAAAATGATAAATTACTTTTGGTTTGAAGAAGGTTCTATTAGTAAAATGGCTGGATCACTAAAAGATTATATCAATGAAAAAGGTACTTGGCGTTTTCTTGAAGAATACAGAAACTTTTTAAATACTTATACTGCATGGTACAGACCATGTACTCCAGATAAAGTTCTTAACTGGGAACAAAAAATTGAAATAAATCAAGGCGGTAAAAAACGTGATGTTGGTTTAAAGTCTGTTATATTTGGACTTGTACTTGACAAAGATCCTACTAATGGTGTTGGGGGACCATGTACATTATTTTTTCACGAAGAAGCAGGAATTGCTCCTAAGATGAATATGACTATGGAATACTTACTACCAGCAATGAAATCTGGTATGATATATACTGGTCAGTTTATTGCAGCAGGATCTGTAGGAGATTTAGCACAATGTGAACCATTGCGTGAAATGTTAATGAATCCTGATGGTAAAGATATTCTTGCTGTAGAAACTAATTTAATTAATGATAAAGGTGAGATAGGAATGTGTGGATTATTTATTCCAGAACAATGGTCAATGCTTCCTTGTATTGATGAGTATGGAAATTCACAAGTTGAACTTGCATTAGAAATGATTCTTGCAGAAAGAATTGAATGGAAAAGAAAACTAAAACCAGATGACTATCAACTTCGTATTTCTCAGAAACCTATTAACATTGCTGAAGCATTTGCACATAGAACTCGATCAATATTTCCTCTGCACTTAGTTACTCAACAAATGCGAAGAATTGAAGAAGGAGATTACTATAAAGAATTTTTAGATTTAAATCGCGATGAAACTGGCAAAGTAGTTGCAAAAGAATCTAAAAAAATTCCAATATCAGAATTTCCTATTTCACCAAAAACAGAAGACAAGGAAGGTGTGCTAGTTGTGTGGGAAAGACCACATAAAGATCCAACATTTGGTATGTATTATGCGTCTGTCGATCCAGTTGCTGAAGGTAAAACAACAACATCTGATTCGTTATGTTCTATTTATATTTATAAAACTTCACAAGAAATAACTACACATAAAGCAGATGGTTCCATTGAATCTGCAATTGAACGTGACAAAATTGTTGCAGCATGGTGTGGAAGATTTGATGATTTAAATAAAACACATGAACGACTTGAGTTAATAATTGAATGGTATAATGCATGGACTATATGTGAAAATAACGTAAGTGCATTTATACAACACATGATTGCTCGTAGAAAACAAAAGTATTTAGTGCCTAAAAATCAAATTATGTTTCTAAAAGAAATACAAGCAAACATGAATGTATTTCAAGAATATGGTTGGAAAAATGTTGGAACAATGTTTAAAGTAAATATAATTCCATATGGTAAACAATTCTTAGAAGAAGAATTAGATTATGAAACTAAAACAGATGGTACAATTGTCAAAACAACTTATGGTGTAGAAAGAATACCAGATATTATGTTGTTAAAAGAAATGAGTGCATATCGCGATGGATTAAACGTGGATAGAATAATTGCTTTTTGTGCATTAGTTGCATTTGCAAAAGTGCAAGAATCAAATCGTGGTTATACCAAACGTGTTGAAAGAGAAGATGATAATTTGCAAAAGTCAAATAAAAATACTAAATTGAGAGTGAGTCCATTTAGACATTATGGTGGTTCCTATTCAGGTGAATCATCTATGCGAAAACCTCATAATCCTTTTAAAAACATAAGATAATAATATATAACTTCGTCAAAAATATATAAATTATGCCAAAAATATATAATGCACTACAACTAAAAGCAGGTGCAAAATCAGATTATAATCGAATGGGTACTATTACCCAACCTATACAGTTTTTATTAAGTAAAGATAAAGATGAACAATGGGGAGCATGGAATATGGACTGGCATGAAATGCAAGGTCTTAAAATGATTAGACGTAATGCGCGTAGATTATTAAAAAACTATAAACTTGCAAATGGTATTATTGACAAATCTGACTACATTATTGAAGAAGATAATGAAATGGCAGAACTTATTGATACTCTTACAAAAGAAGACGAATCTGCGTTTGAGTTAAAGTTCTTTCCTATTATACCTAATGTTATTAATGTACTTACAGGTGAATTTGCTAAACGTAATGATAGAATTTCATATAGAGCAGTAGATGATACTTCATTTAATGAACTAACAGAAATGAAAAGAGGTATGATTGAAGAAAATCTTATCACTTACGCTGAACAAAAAATGCAAGAAACAATTCAACAAATGAGTTTGGACTTGCAAGATCCAGAACAAGCACAACAAGCACAGCAATTAATGTCTCCTGAGAATTTAAAATCACTTCCAGAGATTGAACAATTCTTTAAAAAGGATTATAGATCAATGATTGAACAATGGGCAACTCACCAGCATGCTGTTGATACTGAACGTTTTACAATGAAAGAACTAGAAAATCTTGCGTTTAGAGACATGTTAATTGCTGACAGAGAGTTCTGGCATTTTAACATGCGCGAAGATGATTATGAAATTGAGTTATGGAATCCATTATTAACATTTTATCATAAGTCTCCAGAAGCAAGATATATATCTCAATCTAACTGGGCAGGTCGTATGGATCTTATGACTATTTCTGACATTATTGACAAGTATGGTTATATGATGAACGAAGAACAATTAGCTGCATTAGAAGTAATATATCCAGTAAAATCTGCAGGATATATGTTACCTGGTGTACAAAATGATGGTTCGTTTTATGACGCAACAAGATCACATGATTGGAATGTTGAAGGACCATCTTTAGGAATGCGACAATTTATTGCACATAGAGATTCAGTTTTAAATACTGGTGATGACGTTATATATAGAATCCTTAATGAGTCAGAAGATTTAATGGACTTTAGTAATTACTCGTTATTACGTGTTACTACTGTATATTGGAAATCACAAAGAATGGTTGGTCACTTGACTAAATTGACAGAAGAAGGTATTCCAGTTGAAATGATTATTGATGAAAATTATAAAGTAACTGATAAACCAATTTATGACAATACTGTTTTAAAAAATAAATCAAAAGATAATTTAGTATTTGGAGAACACATAGATTGGATATGGATAAATCAAACATGGGGTGGTATTAAGATAGGTCCTAATAGACCATCATTTTATGGCAACAATGATAGTACTGGATTTTCTCCTATATACTTGAATGTTAGACCAGTAAGATTCCAATTTAAAGGTGACTTTACTTTATACGGTTGTAAACTTCCAGTTGAAG